GTGATGGGAAGATAAGTATATCTCCCTGTTGAACACTGGGTTTAGTTGTTTGTTGTGTTGGTGATTTAATAGTATCACTCAACCCTTGCATTTGATATGCAGAATGTTCTGTGTTGTAGAACATAAACTCACAACCATCATCATCATTTAGAGTATGAAAGTACACCATACTCAGGTTAGATGTTGGTGTGCAGTGATCATGAACCTCCTGAGAATCACCGGGATGATAACGATTTGCCCATGCATTTTGTGGCAGGATTTCTATGTCACATGCTGCACCAACATTGTCAATGAACTCATCCCATACTGGTTGCAACATGTCTAACCAAGATGTCCAAGGTTCTCCACCTTGAGGCATCTTTTGCCATGATGATTGCACATTACAATTCCATGCGGGAGGTTGATGGAAATTGTTATCATTGCTCAAAAGTTTAGAGAACATATCAACAGTTTTCTGCTGTTGTTCTTCACCTAAGGTAGTTTGAAAATACCATTTAGGACAAAATACTTGTAGGGTCATTTATATAATTCAGATAGGTGCAACTTCTCCACGATGTTTGATACTTCCTTCATATGTTTAAGATATGAAGGAGTGCCAATTAAATGCTCACCATAGTATTTTCTTTGAAGATTCTCAACATATAAAATGAGAGCATCTTTTAACACTAACTTTTCCTCTCTAGACAGGATGGCAGAATGTGGCATCATGGTTGGTCATCAGCGACGGAGTGTGTTGCAATAGTCTAGTACATACTGACGAATATACATCAGTTCGTGATAACATTTTTGATTATGGGCACACTGACGCAATTTATGGTCAGGTTTGAGGACGGACTCGATAAAAAGATCGAGTCCACGATTGAATTTAACTTCTTGTGATTCGTGATCCATCTTTACTCCTGAACTGTGTAATCCATGTCATAGTCTACACTAGATTCATCATCAAACTCAATCTCTTCATAAAGACTTTCGATTTCAATACCATCCAGTGTCATTGTCAGTTTCTGGATCAAACTTCCTTCCTTTACGGTTTGATTTGGATTGGTAATTGTCATAGTTTTCGTCTGCCCATGTTGATCGATTGGTTCCACCTTTTTGACGCTTATCTCGAATGGATTTGCCAGGTGAGTAGTAACCTCGTTCGTTACCACCGCGTCGAAATGTCTTACCCATTTTTAAGATGATGAAGTAAAAATAAACTACAATAATATGTATCAGTCTACATCCCTGTAAATTGAGAGATATTCTCCCTCATCAGTTTCTGGTACAGGATATACCTGAGTGTGCAACTCTTCAAACACATAACCAACACCTTTCAGAAAGTCTTGTGTTTTCTCAACAACTTCGCTCAAAAGCATTGCTTCAAACTCTTTTGTTGTGACAGTTGAATCCTCATCAGTACAGACGAGAGTGAATTGAGGCATGGTTCTCCGTTGAATACCTAAGTATTATAGCACAAAAAAAGGGGGTTCAATACCCCCTGTGCCACTTATTTTAACTGTCACATCAAGCAATGGCAGTGATTGTCAGCGTAGGTCTACAAGGCGTGTCAGTTCCACTACCATCAGTCCATTCATTCTTGTGCAGAATTGTTTCATAACTGTTGTTATATTCTCTACCACGAACTCTTAATGTCTTGGGTGATGTCCATGTTTGGAACTCTGCTTCCGAAGCATTTGTGCTACCAGTACCAATTTTGATGACATATTCCATGGTCACATGTAAACCAGCATGGTGCCAGTTTGATGATGCATAGTTAGAAGAATATGTTCTAAATGCTCTAGTCACATTAGTTCCATCAATTTCAAACCTATAGTGTGAAATACCAGAGTTCTCGTTTACATCCATCTTGAATGCATATCTATAGTGAACTCTAGTAGTTCCTGCTGGTGGAGTATATGCAATCTCACTACCATTGGCAACCGTATAACTGTTAGTTAAAGATTGGTTTGCTGTTACATTAGCAACATTATATGTACCAGAAAGCACTGTGACAGCATCACCATCACAACTACTTGCAAGTTGTTCAATGATTGTACCAGGTCTAATAATAGTTTCTAAGGTAGCATAAGTGGTAGAATCTACACTACCATCTGCTTTAAGAAACTGACTAGATGTTCCTCCAGTTTTTACAATACTATCACCTTCCACCGCACCAGTAGTTGTCACGGTGTTTGCTTGCACTGAAGTTACATTACCAATTCCAGCATTTAGTTGTGACATGAAATTATCCTACTGTTCTTCACTTTTATTTATCTTCTTAATTTGCCTAAACATAGTTGAAGTTAATCACAATACGAAATTCTTTATCAGTTGTGTTAGTTCCTGTGTGTCTCATTGAGTTAGGAAATGTAACAAGTCTATTTGCTACAGATTCAACCTTTGTCCCATCCTCAAACTTAGTATATCCATCACATGGAGTTATGTAAAAGATAGATGTCTTTAAGTAAGGACGATCTTCAGCATCTAAAACATCAACATGCATACCATGTTCAACGATAGTATCACTACCCATGACAAGATTTGCTTTGATTTTAATTATTGCACAGGGTTGAATTTTCTGTAGGATAGGATATACGAGTTCAATGCTGTTGTCAACTGGTGCATGTCTTGCATAAAACATGTGAACCAATTGTGCATTACGATTGTAATTTTCTGGTGTGTCATCTACAATCTCAGATAATGTCCAATTAAGAACAGAACTGGTCATCCCCCTGTATATCATATTAAATGTCTCTGCTGGGAGAAAATTATCTATGACATTCATTTTTCAATCACTGCAACATAGATACCATTCCACCAATCATTCTCATCCTCAGGAGTTTCTGTACGGATAGTGCGTTCGTAAATAACATTTTTGTCCTCTGTGAATGTATTAGTATAGTTAACTACACCTTCAAAGTTAGCATCATCTACGATTAGAATATAACTATCCTCTGCTTGTTTATGAATATGTTCTAGATTAGCAACCATATTCTCATCATTCTGTGCATCATAGAAGACCACATTAGGTTTGTATTGTTCATTAAACTCTACTTGTAGCAGAGGTTTAACACAGAAACCAACTGAACAATCAACATTCATCCATTTCTCAGCGTTTTGTATGAAACTATCGATAGGATTATCGATCTCATACTTATCAGCGAGACTACGATTATGAGGTTTCACAACACCATCAGAATAATCATCAATAGCATATGCTTTGACAGCACTATTGTTCATCAATGCAGCAAATAGTGTGCTACCAATGTAACATCCAGCATCAACATATACTGTTCCTCTTTCAGAGCACAGATTATTCAAGAAATGTCGGATCTTTGTTGAAGATAGACCCAGGACATCATATCCTTCAGGATTAAATCGTGAGTTATCATCAACAGCAGCATCGATTGCACGGATAACTCTATCTACGAGGGGATTCATTGTTCGCTGTTGTTTCTTCAAATGGGATTCTACTACAGTTTCACAGTATTTGCAATCCCAACAGTTAAACTGACATGTTTTAATCTTCTCTCTCCAAATGTCAATGGGTCTTTCTTTAACATCAACATCATCCATGTACTTTTTGTACTCAGGATACATTAAGATCTCATAATTTCCCCATCGTTCAATAAGATCCATGGACTCTTTGAGACGCATAGCATTCTCTCTACCATGCATCTTAAACACATCGATACCATTATCTAAGAACCATTGCCAATCACTCCTCCAGGGAGGTAAATTAGCACTCTTAAGTTCACTTGCAGGATCTACTTGATCCCACCGTGAGCATGAAACTCTGCTAATCTCACTGTCAAAATACTGAGGTTCTGTGCCAGTTCTTGTTGAGTTGTACTGATAATGTTCAGGCATGATAGGACAACCGCCCCAACAATGCTCATTAGCAAGCAATGATAATTCAATAGGATTACCATTCAACTCACAGTATTCTTTTGCTTTTTGTATCATCGCAAAAGCATTTTGATCACGCATGATGTCACGATCAAGATTGATATAATGAAATCCTGCACTAGCAAGGGTTACGATCTCATTAGGTTTAGATACATCACGCAGAATAGTATTCTTAATCTTTAACTCTGGATACTCTTTCTGTATCTGACCAGTCATCACCCATGATGTATGTGGCAGCGTAACAGTTCTGACACCAACATCATAAAGACTTTTGAAGTTCTTGATAAACATATCAAGATTCTTTTGATCTGGTCTCACCCAAATGTTATTGAATGTAGCAGACAATGGGATACTAGTTCTCTCTGCAATATACAGAGCATTTCTGATAGCATCCTTAGATGATTCTGTCGTCACAAAAGTATCCCCCATCGCATCTTGCGTGAATGGGGGCATACGAGATGTGAAATACAGATCGTAGATTAGATTATTATATCTAAGAAGAAATGGAATAAAATGATCTTCTAGATAATCAGGGTCCAATTTGGGGTTGATCGGCAGACTGAAGGAACCGATCTGTGATGTTGTTGGTTGCATAATCAGTCAATACTCCATTAGTTTCAAACATTTGAGGACCTTGACCCTCTAGCATTTTCTCTACTTTTGCTTCCGCTGCTTCTTTAATCTTACCAACATTGATATTCATTGCGGTAGAAAATGTAAGAGCGAGATCAGTAACTGCTGCCTGATCTTCAGGACACATCATCAACATACTGTCAAGATTTCCTGCTTGAATTCTACCAGTAGTCAGTAGATCAAGAGAGCATTGTTTTGCCATACGAGCAATCCAATACTTACGCTCCTCCAGTTCCTCATTCTCTTTGTTGAGAATAGTTTCGGTGAGTTTTTTCATGTCAGTCTCACCACCAGTATGCTCTTTGATGATTCTAAGTAGACCATCAATCTCATACTTACATTGTTGAACTTTGTTCATGTAGATCTGCTTATCACACATAAGCAATTCAAGTTCATATTGCTTATCTTGTTTGGCAAATCGATCCTCTTCCTGTTCCATCTCGTGTTTAACACGCTCGATGTCATTCTGAGTTCTTTTATAATTGATGGTTACTTTTTGCAGTCCATTCAATCGTGTTTGAATCTCCATCACTGCCTGACGGATTTGTCGCCAGGGTGTAACCTGAGAATTGACTACAAAGTATTTGTTTTGGTATTCAGTTTGTCCGAAGTATTGGGATTCAGACCAATTTACTAAATCACTATCAAAGTCACTGATATCCCAATTAGTATCAATGCCTTTCAAGTCATTCAATACATCATAAAAATTGTATGTATCAGAACTTAATTCCGTACTCAAAGGGTTCTTTTCTAATGATTCGTCCATCGTCATTTTTAATGCACCGTCCAAATGCTAAACATTGTTGTTCGCTCATTGCAATGCCATAATAATCCTCAAGGAATACATTAATGTCTGCAATGTTCTTTGCCTCCTTTAATTTAGAGATCAAAGTTTGTTCTTCTACGGCAAGATCAAAAAGATTTGTTTTCCATTCATCTTGCTTTGCCACCACTTTAGCAGCAAATTCTCCTGTAGTCAATCCCCTCAACTCTGCCAATCTATGAATCAGTTTAGTTTCGGTTGTATCATCTAACAGGTATGCATTAGATTCTGCAACCTGATCATCCCAAGTCGCTTCCTCTAACTGGGAATATTTAGTACGCAACCCATTATATCTTTTTTCGTAAATCTCTTGAATTGATAGACGGATAACCGCCAACATGAACGGTCTTACATAATCATTTTTGATTGCATCTTCAACAGGAATCTTTCCCTTTTCACCATCTTCACCATATGCAGAAACCTCTGCTCTGATTTCACCCCAGTATCTACGACCAAAATCACCCATTTTGTTATCAAATCGCAGATAACTAATGTGCTGTGGGATATATTGAAAATAATTATCATCGAGTTCATAAAACTCTAGACCAAGTTCACCACCAAGTTTTGTCCCCCAAATTCCAACTTCGGGGAATCTCTGTTCGTCAATGACGATAATATCAGGATTAGTTTTTGTCATCAGAAGTTAGGAATAGTTGTACCATAATCATATGCTGTGCTGCCATCATCATTAACACCAGAAACAGCAGAAGAGGAAGAACAGTGTGCAGAACTCATGCCAGTGTGTCCCTTAGGTTGTGCAGTAGAACCTAAGTTAGTAACACCATCAGTTTGATAGTTAACTTTGAAGGTGTTGTTATTCTGAGAACCATTATAGTTACCCAAGCAATAACCCTTTCTCATACCCATTT